TGCCGATCACAGCAGGGATAGAGTCAGATACACCATCACCGGGCCCACGAAGCAGTCGGCCACCATCAGAATAAGAACCCAAGTCAGAGAGTCCACCTCGCGCCATAGCGGTGTACGGTTCTTGGAAGTCGGGGGTCGGCTCAACTGCGCCTCCTTCAGCCAGCATCTGGCCAGTCATGCGGTTCACTCCGGTGTCGGCAGTGCCAGCCACCACGTTTTGGCTCACGGGTGTTTGCCATGGTGTTGCGTATGCGTGACCAGTAATGTCGGCTTGGGGATAGCCTGTATTCTCACCAACCGCATTTGCGTTGGACATAGCTTCAACTGGGCCGCCACCCATGTACCCACCTGCGGCGTAACCACGGATCGACTTGGCTTCCTCGGGGGTAATTTGTTTGTAACCTGCGTTGGGGAAGAATCTATTTTGGCGGCCAAAATCACGGCCAAGATCATCGTAGCCGGGCACGTCGGGTTGTGGGAAAGGCGTAGCGGTACCTTGTTCGTATTTCAAACGCTGAGGCATTGTGCTGTCACCGACAGGTAGCTGAGGTTGTTGGGTTGTCGTCATCAGCGCAGGGGCTGTAGCGGCCAAACCGTACTTGAGCGCTTGAGCGCCACCACCTAAATTACCAGAAATAAATGCCGATGGGTTCTGCATGGCACCCGAAAGCCCCTGCCCCATAGTACTTAAATTGTTCTGAAACCCGGCATCCATGGCCGCTTTTTTCGCTTCCAAAAACTTGTCGGCGTAGTTCTTAGTAGCTTGGTTCTGAAGTTCCTGCATAGATAGCGCGCCACCGGATTCGTTCGCCATAACCGATGCGACTTCTGGATTCAGAGTTGCCGTAGATGAAGGCACTGCGGCGTTAGCGGCGGACTCCGCGCCAGCTTCTAAAAGACCCGCACCAATATTTGCTCCACCGTAAGCGCCAAGACCCGCCATCAAACCTTTGTTAAGGCTGCCGGTACGAGCAGTTTGAAGACCGCCCATAATTAAACCGGCGGTCAGTGGGTTGATAGCACCGCCCGATGCGGCCATAAGACCAGCACCAGCGATTGTTGGGAGCATTGCGGACAAAAAGCTCATAGAAGCCTCGTGGATTGGGGGTTGCAGGAGTCTATCATGCTGTAAGCGATGACACAAATGTTGCCGTCAATATGACGGATGGAATGGCTGGTCTGGTTGGTGTGGTACTAGCCGCGTAGTATTCGATTCTTGCCGCCACATCTGAGGTGCGCCAGAACAGTTGCACGTAATCGTTTGCGGCAACTTGGACAACAAAATTTAACGCGCCAACAACGTGATATGGGTCTCCAGCGGATTTTCTAGGAGCTAAGCCAAATCGGGTGTTTGAGTTCGCTATGTTTGTACCATTCTTCGCAAACCAAATGTCTATGTCTTGCGTTGCCGCCGAATCGTTTGACAATTGCACACTGAACTGAATGTTGTAGATACCGGCAAATCCAAATGTGATTCTGGAACTGCTTACCACGGTAACGCCGTTTGATAAATCTGTTGTGTTGAGCGTTACCGCATAAGCAGTAGTTGTGTTGGCCGCAGTTTGGTCGGTTGTATCGTAGAAAGAACCGTATGGGTTATTCAAGAACCGACCGCCTTGGGGTCCATAGGTAATCGTGTTCAGGTTGTCAAGCTGATTAAAATACAAACGCATCACGTTTGTCAGGTCGTCCCCGTACCGCTGGCTGTATTCGACCGGGGCCGCAGGTAAACGCGGCGCCGTTACCGGCGTCAGAATGTTTTTGGAGGTTAGCGTAGTAGCCATCAGCGACGTCCATCTGGGCGTACATCAATACGCGGTGTACCAAGTTGCCAAGCAACACCAAGGTCATTGGAGCTGACTTTGAACGCCATCTGACGACCACGGATACGAACGTAGGCATACTCGGTGAACTGCTGCACGTTGTACACGCGCTGCCCTGAGTAGTTGTTGGCACTCGTAATGGTTGGGCTATCAGACGTGCCATAGTTGGTGCCGGGATTCTGTCGTGGGCGCACAGTGAAGTCCAACGAAGGGGCTGCTGAATTTGAACCATCAAAGGTCACGTCAGGAATGATGCGCCACACGATACCAAAGTTATGGCCGTCACCAATATCAAAGTCAGAGGACTGCACGTAAGCCTCGATAGGCGAAGCAGGCGTCGTAGTGCCGTCATCATTGCCAGACTCTTGGTAAATCAGTTGGCCGTTGTAGCCAGCGGACATTGGTACTTCACGCAAGGGGCTGTCAAGCCAATAAGTACGCGCCATAGTACCGTAGTACCAAGTACGCTCAAGGTGGTTGAACACCACATATTTGTCGATTGTGTCGCTGTTGGCTGAACAATAGAACCACCAAATCTCGTTGTAACCTTCGTTGGTGCTAGCAAAGAATTGGTATGACTGCACCAAGTTAATGTCATCAAACACATATTGTCGTAGGGTGCAGGGCAGTGTCTCCACACGACCAGAGTACATATAGAACTTGTCCGCACCCATCCAGTATGTCACGTTGTTGGCTGTGGCCATGGCGTTGGGGCCAGCAATAGACAAGTTGCTACCCATAATCTGGAAGCCCCAAACGTATGGGGGACCAAGATACTGCATTGAGTACAAGGCAGCATCGGTCCAAATCAAAATCTCTTGGCGTGTCTGCATGGCACCGATGATCTCCGAGCCGTTACTAAGACGGTAGTCACCAGCTTGGTTGGTAGCCGATGGTGTCCATGTATAGAACTCTTCTTGCTGCGACCAACGAATTTGCAGCGGGTCTTGAGCAGTTGTGGCGTACACGCCAGTTGGGTCGTTGGTGCCCATAGCGATCACGAACCGCGATGAGTCAGACACCATAACAATGTTGGCAACAGAAGGTGTCGTGCTATCTGGGTAAACGGTCCCAGAAGAAGTAACGATGGGGTATGTTGTTGGTGACCCAACTGGGTTTGCTCGGATAAGTTGCCCGCGGTCAAACACGGTAGGAGAAGCATTAACGGCCCAGTAGTACATAGCGCCGCCACGGGGGTTGAAGATAAGGTCTTGGCCGTAGTTTGATTGACTCCATAGACGCAGTTGTTGCCCAACGCCACCGGTTGTTGCAGCTTGACCCCACCCAGTGTTAGAACCTCCAACATTGCTACCACCCCAGCCGCCTGCGCCCCAACCTGCGGCCACAGTGTAAACATCCAAGCCGGTAGTAATCTGATACGCAAAAGTTGCAGTGCCTGTTGGCCCTGCGTTGCTAGTAGCAGAGGAGGTGGCGACAAAACTGTACTGACTTGAACTGATGTATGTGATCTGGTGCTCCCCAGCAATAGCTGACGCTGGCATACCGCCAATCGCGCCGCCCACATAAGTTACAGTCACAAAATCACCGGTCTGTGCGCCGTGACCAGAATCGGTAACGACCACGACATTTGAACCGCTGGTAACTGTGAAAGCGTTTGTTACACCTGTAGCTGTATCGCGGATTGGGGTAACATCAAAAAACTGCCCGTCGGGGCCATTTTGGATGTAGAACTTCAGGTTTGTGCCAAGCCCCAACAAGTTCTGCCCAGTCAGAGTAATCCAATTCCACATCGAACGGCACACCCCCCAGTACGAACCTGTGGGGGGTTGAAGCGTAGCTTGTGCGGTACCAGTATCCAAAACCCAACCGCCTAGCTTTTCAGGGAAGCCAGAACGGAAGCGAATTTTGTCGCACTCGAACCAGCCGCCTTCGTTGGCGAGCGTCGTGCCTTCGCGGTTAACACCGGGGCGGAATTGAAGTTTTTGTAACGGCATGGCTGTATTTTCCTACTTAGGCGCGGCACTGTCCATAGCACGCATCGTACAACGCTTGACGCGCTTCGTACCCAATCAAACCGCCGTTGATCTTTTTGGTCATACCCTTGATGTCGCCAGCGTCGGCGAATGTGGATAAGGAGTTTGCTTTCCAAAACCAACCCGCCGAACGTGCAGCTGCCATGGGTTCAAGAAGGAGGTCAGGATTGCCAACAAGATCAAGACCGAGGGCTGCCCCGCACCGGGTGTAATTGTCTTTACCGGTCAACTGCTTCAGCCCCCTACCGCGGTACAGCCACCCCTCACCTGACTCAGCAGGCCCGTTGCCCATACGTGAGCTGTAGACCAAGTTGGCAATAAGCTCCGGCTTACCGGCTATGCTGTTTGCCACAGCAGTGGGTACTAACTTACCGTTCTCTTTGATGGGTTTTTTGTCAGGGCCCAGCACAGCAAAACGATTGGGCCAGCACGCAGCCAACGTGGCGGCGCGGTAGTTAAGGTTCTCACTCAGCATGGTGTAGCCGCCAGACTCGTGCGAAGTCTGAGCCAAGAACCCAGCAATCCGCTGGGGTGTGTTGATCTCGAACTCTCGACAGGTGACACGCACTGCCTCCAGCCACTTGGCTGGGTCTTTGATTTTTGCTGCTTGTAAGTCGGCGAGTTCAGGTGTCATTTGTCACCCTTCAAATCTTTCATCTGCTTCATGGTGTCTTCACGCGCTTTGTTAGCTTGTCCATAGAAGAACGCGATGATGGCAGGGATAGTCGTACCGATCAGGAAGCCCAAGATGATGTTCACAAAGTCACGGTTGCGGTTCTGCACTTCCAAGAACGATACGGCAAAGAAGTACGAGCAAGCAAAGACACCCCAGAACCAAGCGTAGTAGTAGAGAAATCGGCGCACAAACTGGTCGGACGACTTTAACGCTTCCATCTGCATATCCGTTGCACGTTGCGCAGACTTTTCATCCAGCTCAGCCATGAACTCGGCATGACGATTGGCTTCTTCTTGCAGTTTGGCGTTGTACTCAGGTGTGGCTTCGCCTTCTGGCTTTAACTCAATACCCAGTTTTTCTTGGACGGCATCCACGCCCTTCTCTATGACTTGGTCAGCAACCTTGTGCATCCCGTTGTTGATGAGGTTGGCTACGATGCCAGCAACGATTGGTAACATTTATTCTTCCTTGTCGGGGTTAGGTTCAAGTTTAGGTTTTTGTTTCTTTTCCAGTTGCTCGGCACGCTGGAGTATGGCTTCGGCTTTTCGCACTTGTTGGTAAGAAAACAACGCTGACGCGATTGAAAACCCCAGCAGCGCAATCAAAAATGTGACGATCAATACCCATAGCCAGAACTCCTTCATAGAGCGAAAAACAGTGCCGTCATCCACAGGCCCACGATTGTTACCACCACCGCGTAGCCCAGCTTGGCTAGAAGAAGTTGTTGTTGGTACTCGCGTTGCCATCTTGCGTCAATCTCTTGTTTGCGTTTCAGCGCTCTGTCAAACTCGCGCTCTTCCAGAATCTGGTCATACATCTTCAAAAACCGTGTATAGATCGACTGCAACCCGATGTCCTTGGGTGTGTAGATCATGGTCTCTCGAATCTGGACTGTCATCTGTTCAAGCTGCATTTCAATCTGAATCCTGTCTAGCGCGGCGCCTTCGATGTCGGTTGTGGTTTTGGATTCTTCTTCAAGGTCGTGACAGTATTCTTGCAGCTGCCTGCGTATCTCAAAGAAGGTCTTTAGCTGTTCGCAAATCTGGTGGATGGCTTGGGTCTGATACTCCTCGTAACTCAGCTGTTCAACAGGCTTTGGTTTGTAGTTGACGCGACTTGGGGCTTTTGGCTGAACACTTTTCTGAACATCAGTCTTGTGAACAGTTGGTTTCTGTGCCACTCCGAATAAGCTCTTGACCCAATCCCAAAGACCGATGATCTCAGCATAGATAGCCTTTGCCTCGCGGACGGTTTTTTCAACTGTTGCCTTCGCATTTTGTATTTCAGCTTTACCTTGAGACAGCATCTCACACCCACTGCGGATTGCCGCAACGGTCGCTTGTGCTGCCATGAGTAAGCTGAACGGGTCCACATCAGTGTTTGCCTTACGAGAACCAAGTAACTATGGAAAAGCGTTCCCCCGCTGTCACCGGATTGATTTGGTGAGGGAACACAAAATTTGAAGGGAACATAACAGCCGCGCCTTTAGGCGCTTTGACTCGGTAGGCGTTATCAAAGAAACCCCAATCGCCACCTTCGTAGTCGTCGTTAATATGGAAAGAGCAGGACACAACTCTTCGCGCCCCTGAAAAATCATCCACATGTTGTTTGTACATTTGCCCAACACCGTACCGCAAAAGCTCATACCCTGAGTCTTGCTCAACTTCTACGGCGGGGTACATGCAGGTGTACTTGTCCAACACTTCTTTGGCGCAGCAAAATATCTTGCTATCTATGTCTCGCCGCACATCTGAATTGATGGTGTGAGATATAAACACAGATTCCACATCCCGCACAGTATTGTCGAGGTCGTAGTTAGCACCTACTTTAGATTGCGCCCAATCTGGGGCGTCCACATACTCGCGCAAAATAGCCGCGCATAGCTCATCGCTAATTGCGTTTTCAAACACGGTTATGTATTGGCGTAGGTCGGACATAGCTTACGCTGTTCTATTCCACATATACACGACAACGTACGGCTGCAAGTTTGCGCCAGTGGCGGACGAACCAGTAGAGCCTGTTGTACCAGATACGCTTACTGAGTGGGTGTGGTCGACACTTGCGTTGCCCGCAGAGGCAGTAATACCGGTTGTAGCTGTGGAAGTGTTGTATGAACCAGTAGTACCACCTTGGTTCGGGCTGTTTATCTGTGCGCCTGAAAGCGACCCGCCGTTATAGTTTGCGGACCATGTATGGTTGTGGCCGGGGTCTGTGACGGTAATGGCGTGCGTGTGGGTCTGGCTCTGGCCGCCAGATGTGCTGGTTGCGCTAAAACTGTGCGTGTGGGCCACAACAATCGCGTCAGCCGAACCACCAGTGGCACCCGCTGAATAACCCCCGCCATCGCCAATCAGCACGCGGCCAGCGCCGTACGCCACCCAAGTACCGAAACCAAATAGCGTGCCGGGGTTTGTGCTGACCGTACTGGTGTAAATAGCGCCGATGGGGTACATGGTTGCCAAAAACGCCGTTGTAGCAACTTGAGTTGTGCTTGTGCCTGCCGCTGCGGTGGGGGCGGTCGGTGTCCCGGTCATTGTTGGGCTTGTTAACGTACCGCTAGCAATCGTAGGGGAGATCAGATGTGTGTTTTGCTGGCTGAAGTTTGTGCCATCACTCCACACAGTCATGGTCTTACCAGCAGGGATGGCCACGCCGGTACCCGCAGCGGTTGTGTTGCCAATCACGGTTGAGTTGTAGATAGTGGCCGTGTAGCTCGATGCGTTGTAGATCGTGTACTGCTTGGACGCAGGTGGCGCATAAACAGCAAAGTTGGCACCGGTAGAGGTGGTCAACGCAATAGAAGCGTGTACCGCTTGGTTGTCGGCTGCCACAGAAGTAGCGCCGTTGATGTATGTCAGGGCTTGGTTGGCCGAACCGACTGCTACTGAGACGTACCCAGCGATGGCCTGTTCAAGCACGTAGGCCATGTTGTTGTTAGTTGTTGCGCCCCATACACCGGCTTGATCGCCCGTGCCAATGAGTTCGATACGCAGATCGGGGGAGTAAGTGCTAGACATAGTGCGTCCTTAAGGTTGGGGCTGTTCCGCCGCTGTTAACGCGGCAGCTAAAGCAGTGGTAGCGGCGTCTTTGGCGGCTTGCCAAATTGGGATTAGATGTTCGTAATCCACAAATGATGTGATTACCGTATTTGCAGGTTTGACCGGGCGTCCGTCTTGAAGTGCAACCGGGTGCTCGACTTCGCCCCACGTGTCATACCACTGAATTGCATGAACGTCGTTGGCGAGATCGAACGATAGCCCAGAGAAAACTTCCCCGTCTATGCCAATCAGTTTGCTTTCATTAACGATGGTCACCTTCATGTCAACCTCGTGTAATCTGCATGTTGGGGTTTGCTTGAATCGAGGCCAACAAAACCTGCTGACCTACCTCGTTTGACTTGACCATTTCGTTGCGGAATGATTCCACCGCCGCGCCGGTTTGGCGTTGTTGCTGACTATTTTCAATCAACAACATAGGTAACCACGCAACCGCGCAAGCCCACTCGTCTACCTCTTTGCCAGTGTTAGGGTTCATTCCACGCACTTGGGTGAACCAATTGCACTTGAGTCCAAGGCAATCTTCTTTAACCAACGGGCAAAAATTTCCGGGTTTCAATTCCATATCAATCCTTTGTTGCGGTAATAACGTCCAGATACTTTACAGCCAAATTGATAGCAGTGCCTGAAAATGTATGGCTGTGCGCATCTTGCGTGTGACTGTGTGCTGTACCTGTAAACGAGCTGGAAGAGGACGCGGTATATGATGGGTTTGTAAAACCGTGAGAGTGGGCACCGCCACCACCCGTGTTCTGTGTAGACGCAGTAAACAAACCACCCGCAGAGAGGTTACCCGTGTTGTTACCGGGGCCGTTTGCAGGGTTGGTTGAACCGCCACCACCGAACGAACGAACGTGGCTGTGGCTTGGAATGTCTGCGGTTGCTAGCGTGTAACTGCTCACAGAACCGCCGGACGACAAACTCACACCCGTGCTGGTTGAAACAGAGCCTGTTGCAGTTGTAGACTGGTTTGTGGCCGTTGTAGTTGAGTTGGTACCACTAACCGCTTGGCTTGTAAAAGCTGCTGTAAAGTCAACCGTACCACCTGTAGATGCAGCGCCTGTTACAACCCGCAAAGCATGGTTGTTATAGTTGGTTATATCTTTTGTCCAACCAGTAGGTGCTGAGGTCTGCGCAAAAATCAGACGGGTGCCCGAAGCAAAAGGCTGTGCGGGGGCCGCCCAAGTACCATCCCCACGCCAGAATGTAGAAGAAGACGCGCTTGTACCGCTGCCCAGATTTGTAACGGGTAAGTTACCCGCCACGCCCGTAGTTAAGCTAACCTGACCGCTGGTATTAACAACCTGTCCTGTGTTTGCTAGGTTGCGTGATATGGTCATGGCTGTGTCTCGCTTGTTTGCTGTGAGGCAGCAGCTTGCTCTTGTTCAAAAGCAGCTAACGCTGCAAGTCTGGCGGCTTCTTGTGCAACTGCTTCGTCTTTGGCAACTTGCCAAACGTCTAACAAATACGAAAACGGTTCAAAGCTGGTGATTGTTTCGTTTACCGGCTTAAATGGTTTTTGGTCTACAAGACGCACTACGTATTCAACTTCACCCCATGTGTCATACCATTGAATTGCATGGATTGATGGGTCGAGCGTGAACGGCAGGTTGAGGAAAAACTCACCACCCACGCCTATAGCCTTATCTGGGTTAATTACAGTTACTCGCATATTAATCCTTTGTGGCGATGATTACGTCAACATACTGCACAGCCAAATTGATCGCGGTGCCTGAAAACGTGTGGTTGTGAGCCGTGCCTGTAAACGAGCTGGAAGATGACGCACTATACGATGGGTCTGTGAAACCGTGTGTGTGCGAACCACTGCCACCGGTTGCGTTGGTGTTGTTTGTAACGTTTGTGGCACTGTTGGTGTTCGACAGAATACGGAAAGGCGAACCACTCGAGTTTGACGTGTTACCGGGCACGCTGTGAACGTGGCTTGGCATTTGTGATTCAACCAAGGTAGTAGCGGATACAGAACCGCTCGTTGACAACGAAACCGAAGTTGAAGTTGAAATTGAACCTGTTGCAGTGGTGTTGGCAATCGTGCCACTTACAGCTTGGCTTGCGAAAGCGGTTGTAAAAGCAACAGTACCGCCGGAACTTGCCGCGCCACTAACAACACGCAATGCTTTATTGTCGTGAGTTGTACTTTTTGTCCAACCTGTTGGTGCGGCTGTTTGCGCAAACAACACAGCTGTGCCGCTAGGGAAGGCTTGCGCTGGGGCAGACCATGTGCCGTCACCACGCCAGAAGGTAGATGATGTAGCTCCAGTACCACTGTTCAGATTGGCAACGGGCAGGTTGCCTGTGATATTTGATGCAAGATTAACAAACTGGGTTGAGGTAGTGCCAGTACCGCCATTTGCTATAGGCAACGTACCGGTTACTTGACTCGCCAAGTTGATTGGCAATTGAATCAGTGTGCCGGTAGTGTACGCAATGAGTTCAACAATATCGCCGCTGGTAGCACCAGTAGCCAAGACAACAGACGAACCATTGCTTGCGGTGTAGTCGCTGGCGTTCAACAGCACGCCGTTCAAGAACACCTCTACATACCCAACTGTGTATGCTGCAACAAAAGTAGTTTGTCCGCCGGTGGCAGTGAACGCTGTCCGAGTGTATGACCCAGCAGTATTTACCGCCGCTGCCCATGTACCATCACCGCGCCAGTATGTACCTGATGAAGCGTTTGTTCCGCTGTTCAAGTTAGTTACGGGCAGGTTACCCGTCACGCCGGTAGACAGAGGAAGACCGGTAGCGTTTGTCAGCGTAACAGCCGAAGGTGTACCCAAATTAGGCGTGACAAGTGTTGGGCTGCTAGACAGCACCACAGAACCAGAGCCAGTAGACGAAGTTACACCGGTGCCACCGTTTGCCACAGGCAAAGTACCAGACACATGAGTGGCCAAGCCGATCTTGCCCCATGAAGGAGCCGAACCAACACCACCAGAAATAAGTGCGTTACCTACCGCAACATCAGCTAACTTGGCCAGTGAAGTTGTTGTATCCGCGTACAGCAAATCCCCCACAGCGTAAGAAGACTGCCCAGTGCCGCCATAACCAGCAGCAATAGTGCCAGCGTTCCAAGTACCAGCAGTAAGAGTGCCGACGCCAGTAATTCCTGTGTAAGACCCAGAAAGCCGAGCCGCCGGTAAAGTACCAGAAGTGATGTTGCTTGCATTGGTCGTGTCCGTTGTGGCCGATGGTGCTAGACCTGTGATGTCAGATGCAGCAGGTTGCTCCCACACGGGCGCTTGCGCGGATGTACCTGTACCGGTCTGGCTCAAGAACTTCTTGGTCGTTGTGGTGTTACGAGTCACCACATCCAGTGTAGTGGTCGTGTTTGCGTAGACCATCTCGCCTACGTTGTAGGCTGTAATCCCAGTACCACCGTTGGTAGCTGGCAAAGCACCAGAAACAGCGCCTGATTGGTTCAGAGCAACCGCGTTCCATTCGACGTTCGTGCCGCCCGCGTTAACCACCAGAGAGCGATAGGCGGAACCGATGCCCAGCTTGGCCCAAGTGTTTGTGCCAGAGCCATAGAGCAGGTCGCCTGTTGCAACCGTGCTTGTACCTGTGCCGCCCAAGGTGGCGGCAATGGTGCCCGACACGCTGATTGTTTGGCCTGATACGGTGATGTTTGTACCACCGGTATATGTGATCGCACCGCTGAACTGAGCAAATGTGATTGCTGTCGTACCGAAAGTGATCGTGCCTGTGTTGGTACAGACATAAGAGTCACCGGCACCGGTGGTGCCTTCTTGCACATAGAAATAGTCGCCACCACCCAAGCCTGTGTCAGATTGGGGGTTGTAGTTGTTTGCGTCAGCAGAGCGTGTCAGCACCCAGTTTGTTGAGCCCGAACCCACAGTGGTGACAACATAAACACCGTTCTGCGCGGCGGCAGTTTGTTGCCACACCAACACGCGGTCGTTAACAGAAAGGCTGATACCGTCAATAGACAGCGCCACCTGCGTACCCGAGTTTGTAAGCGTAGCACCAACACCAGCAGTACCGTTGTTGTATGTAGCAGTCAAGTTGCCAGTAGTGGCTACACGTACGGGTTGGTGCAAGTGCAAGCCAGTAGACACCGCAGTATCCACATATTGTTTGGTGGCAGCTTGGAGGTTGAGTGTTGGGTCGGCGTTCAACAACACCGTCGAACCAAACGTGGCTGCACCTGTCACATCCAATGCGTCGCCAACGTTTACATCACCAACAGTCGTAACAGCCTTGGTTGTCTTATCAATACGTACAGCTTCATCGGCTACATCGGTGCCACCAGCAAACAACACCAAGTCATCAGTGGCGCTACCAACAAACATCTCCCCACCATCGTTGAACGCATAGGCAGAACCAGCGGTAAAGATGGGGTATGTGGCCGAGCTGTAGTTTGAGCTGTTGATACCAACGTCAACAAAGTTATTCACCCCGTCGCCAAGGTCGTTGTAAGCAACGAAGTCGGCTGAAGCCTCTGAGCCGTCGTTCAAGTTCTGGGCGTAGAACTGCGCAAATGAGTCAACATCGGCGTACATTTCGCCAAGCGCCGCTGTGAAAGTTGTGTACCCAGTAACCCCTGTGCCAATCACAGTGATTGGGCCGCCGTCAATCAGAACGTTACCGGACTCTTCTTCGTAGATGGCTTTCTCGGCGGGGTAAGTGAGGAACACTTCTTTGTCGCCAGCGCCAAATGAAATCTTGCTTGTGGTGGCCGCGCTGTTTGACATCACTGTAGTGCGCACCAGCGTACCACCAGCCGTGGTGGTGTACTGGCCATAACCGACTTCCCAAGCACCGGTAGTTTGGTCAAAACAGCAGTAGTAGGTGAAATTGTTTGCGCCGATGACAGAGAAGGTCTGGTACCCAGACGGCGCACCGCCAAGCACAAAATCAGCTGTGCCGGTTGTAGCTGTGGTTTCTTTAACTCTGTCTTTTAGAACGATTGCCATGCCATGCCTTTAAGCGTTGTCTGTCCCAATGACATCCCATGTGCCACCTTGAGCGTCGTCAACAACCCCCCAGCCGGGAGTTTGCGCATCATTGATTGTCGCCCAACTTGGTGTTTGCGCCGTGTTCAATGTCGCCCAGCTTGGAGTTTGTGCGTCACTAATAGTCGCCCAATCCGCGGTTTGCGAGTCGTCAATCAGCTCCCAAAGGAAGCGCGCAACAATTGTGTCTACCCCGACAGCGCTATCTGTAATGGTAGCAAGAAACACTGCCGCTGCCAAGAACTGATCGACGGCATTTACCGTCTCAGCCACCGCTGCGTTGAATGTAGAAGCCGCTACGCTCGTGCTGTCTGACCCTGTAACGGTTTCAGAAATTACCCCCGCTATGACGGCGGTTGCGCTGACTGAATCAGAACTAACAACCGTTTCAAGCACTGCCGCTATAAACTGACCAAAGGCCGATACAGTATCTTGCCCTGTAGCTGTTTCTGCAATAGAAGCAGTGTACTCAAGGCTTCCGGTAGTTGTATCTGCCCCAGTAGCCGATTCGGAAATTGCCCCCACAAAAGTGGCTAGAGCCGCGACTTGTTCCGATACAGTGGCCGATTCGTCAACCGCCGCAGCAAAATCAATCAGCGCAGAGAATACATCCGAACCTGTAATAGCTTCCTGCACTGCGCAGTTAATTACTACAAGAGCCGCGATGGACTCCGAGATAGTAACGGACTCGCTGATAGCAGCAAAGAAGTTTGACGCTGCCACCGCAACGCTGTCTGCGCCAACCGAGGATTCCGCGACGTTTGGGGTGAAATTCGCCACCGCCACCACAGTTTGACTTGCGGCTGCTGCCTCTTCAATTTCACCAAGGTAAGTTGCCCCCGCGCTGGATGCGGCCAGCGGTACAGTTGCAAGCGGGGTAAACCCAAGCACAGGGGGTCTCCCTGTGTATTAAGCTGCGTCGAGGCTGAAGGTGTATGTCACGTTCAATGTGTCGCCAGACACAACCACGCGGTCACCCGGCGATTGGAAGTCGGCTTCAGAGAACAACACACCAGAGGTGCCGCTAGACACGGTACACAAGAACGCGCCAGCCACAGTGCCGCCAGAACTGCTGATCGTGAAAGACACAGCAGATGCGGTGGCAATAACTGAAGGGTCAGCCGAGGAAGCTGAACCAAAAGTCACAGATTTACGTGCGCCGGAATAGTTGGTGAACTCAGTCCAGCCAGCGTGCGAAGCCAAAGTATCGGTGGCTGCGTAGCTTGTGCCTGAACCGGGACCGGTAATCAAACCCAAGTAGAACGCGCCAGTGTACGCACTGCCTTTGAAATACTGGGTGTTCATGTCTTGCAAACCTTCGTTCACCACGAGGTTGTGCGTGCTTTCTTCCCACTTCACGTTACCGTCTTTGTCAAGGCATTGGAAATGAAAAACACCGCCGCCTTTAGCGCCGTTAAATGTTTGGGTACCAGCCACCAAGCCTGCGGCAACGGTGTCAGTAGAGTGGGCTTTGTCATTAAACATGGGGGCTCCTTACGAAATGCGAATGATCGCCGCTGTGTTGGTGGCAGCGGGGAACTGCACCGTGAATGTTGTGGTTGAAGTTTTGTCACCGCCAAAGTCCAGCACGCATACTGATGGATTACCGGAACCCGACTTGTAAATCAACGCGCCACGAGCAGTCAAAGCTGCGTTCCATGTGACGTTGGCAAAAGACAAATACACAACAGCATTACCTGTTTGGTTACCGATTGTAGGTGCTTGGGTGATCGTCAATGTTTCACCACCAGCGGTATACCCACTACCAGTAGATTCGCCGTCTGTTGTGTACGCGGTTGTGTCTGGGCCAATCGACGCTGCACCGGTATACAGCGCGATTTTAAATGTGTCCACATCAAAGTCAAAGTTGCCTTTTGGTAACCCGAGCTTGAAGGTGTTTGTTGCGCCTTGCGTAATCGCCATCAGGTCACCGCCTGTCTATATTGACCAGAACGGTATGCGTCCTGACGCTCCATACCATCGCCCAGACGTTTAGCCATCGCAAGCGCTTCGTTGTACTTGGTGTTGTACAGCGTCACCATGTCGGTCTCGCCCTTCATGAAGGTGTATGCCTCAACCAGCGAACCGTACAACAGCACGCTGTCGAAGTTATCGCCCAACCAAGTGCGGCCATCAGCAGCCACAGTGATCGACTCAGGGTAGTAGTAATAATGCAGCTCAACATCGTAAGCTGCGTCGGGGGTAGGGCCAAGAATAAACGTCAACTCGTCTGTAATTGTTGACCCAGAAGTAGTTGGCCCAAACAAAGCATAGTACTTTGGAATGGCCGTATCTGTTGGCTGTGGGTATGCCTGACGAATGAAGTTCACATCCTTATTCAACAAGTACTCATACGCACCGGTGGCGTCAATCACTGCCAAAGAATAGACAGCCAGAAAATCGCTTGGTGCGGACAAGTATTTGTTGTTGAGGGTAGTGATGCCTGTAACGTTCTTACGCAACGACGGAAACTGCACCGTGTTATAGATGCGTTGTTCCGCCTGCGTGATGAAAGTGTTAATCTGTGTCGTGGAAGACACTGCACTACCATCAGCAAGATAAGTCTCTGGGAATTGGTTTTCCGTGTAAGACTGAATCGCTGCGAAAAGTTCGTCGTAGGTCATTATTAAGCCATGGGTCCGCGAGCGTACAAGCCTTTAGTCGCAGCGCCTGTGCCACGAATCTTGATGCCCGAAGTTTTGGTAGGTTTGTAGTCTTGGCTGCGTGTGTTGGCCACGGACACGTTGGCGTCCTTCATGGTTTTCTTTGCAGGCTCTTCGCCCACCACAACAGACTTAACTTTCTTTGGTTGTTTGTATGTAGCCATATTAGCCTCCGCGACCAGAAGAACGTTGGTTCATGACCTTGGCCATGTTGCGACCATACTTGAGCATGTCGGCGTTGGTTTTGCCGCCTTTTTTCAGTTTGGTCAAAGGTTGGCCGGGGTGCTTAGCCTTCTCGTGCTTAGCTACAGCAGACTTAATCATCTTCTTATCTGCGGCCATTTCGGCTTTGTCGTGTTCCATTTTTGCCATGTGTGGCTCCTTATGTCGTTGCAATAGTGACTGTACCAATTTCCACGGTTAAAGCCAAGTAATTCGGCGTTAATCCGTCATCATCTAAGCTCGCACCACCCACAGGGTTCCACCCCCACTGAATGTCTCGACTGCCTTCGCCTTGGTAACCCTGAGCAAGAATGTCGGTGCTGTTGCTGTTGATGATCTGAAGTCCGGTTGTACCAGATGTAATGTAGCTGCGATCGGGGCGTGGGTTACGCAAACCTTGTGGGTCATCAACCGGATACATACCCAGTTGAAGTTGAGGTTGGTCGGGGTCCCAGCAACTCGGGCAAACTAAGAGTTCATAGTTCTTAGTCTTGATGATCTCGCGCTTGAGCTGCTTCAATTTGAAGCGAGCGTCGCAACGATCACACTGCGCAATCGCATACTTACCGGAGGCAAACCGGTTAGCCATTACATAGCCCCACCAATGTATTGTTGACGTGGCACGAAGCGAATCGCTGCCTTCTCATGATCTTCATAAGCCGCCAACTCCCAAGCCTCATCGTACTGTTGCTTGAGCATCATCAGGCGCTCAGCGCCCTCGGGAATCTTGCCTGCGATGTAGTACGCCAAACCAGCGGCCATGCAGGGGATGAATCGGAAAGGCACGTCCATCACGTTCACACCACCGCCCGCATCTTGGGTGCGGCGTAAACGCCAGTAAACGAACTGATATGACTGGGCGCCATCAGGAGTCGGCCACACAGAAATAGCGGGCAAGCTCTGCACGGATACAGGAGCTGCGGCTAAGTGAATGGCGGCGGTTGTACCGTTCTGGCCACGGAAGCAAGAAATCAGGTCGTTGCCGCTAATCGAGGTGTAGTTGATGGTCTCGTTGCCGATCTTCACAAAGCCCGCTGCTGGCATACCCAGAGTCGATGTCAACGAGATCGTAGTGTCTGTAGCCGAAATGCCAGACGCAAGAGTCGTGATTGCCGCTGCCGTTTGACCATCAAGGCGTTGTACCCAAACCTGAATTGGACGAGCCTGCTGAAGTTTGTTTGGGAGAGTCGCATAGGTCGAAACGCTGATGCGGGTAATTGTCAGGTCGGCTTGGTTGGATTGCTGCCCCGCCTGTGTGCGGATAACATGCTCCAACAAGTCAACGGTATCGTTGGGGAGCGCATAGGTGCTCTGCCCCTGAACAAGATCAATCTGACCCTGCTCGATTGTCCACATGTTGATGCCGCGGTTAGCCCAGTCGGCGAACATGATGTTGAGGCTACGACGCGCTGTACGCAGGTCATAACCAGAGCGCAGCTCACGACCGGCGCGCTCAAACGCTTCCTCGACCAGCTCGGCTAGGTCAAGGTTAAATGCTGCGGTACCGGATGTGATTGCCATGATTACTTCATTTTCTTCAAGGTTTCAGCCAAGCGTGCACGCTGGCCCAGCTTGCCGGGCTTCTTTGCAGCGGCAGCCAACTTCTTGGCGGGAATGGGCTTATCGCCCTTGACGCCTAATTCTTTACGCAGGGCGCCGGGCTTTTTGATTGCCTTTTGAATCCATTTTTCGGCCATTATCTGAACCTCGCTGTTTTCTTTGCTATGGTCTTTGGTTGGGCTACGAATTGCTTCCCGGCTTTTTTGCCAGCGCGTTTTGCACGCGTTGTCGCAGCGTACTCAGCAGGGCTGAGGCTTTTGATCGCAGCTTCTGGAAGGTATCTTTCACCTGTTTTGCTAGACGGTTTTCCACTTTTGGTCCTCCATTTCTGGTCGCCCCAATTTTTAAGCGATTGTTGCGGCGCTTTCATGTCAGTCTCTGTAGCCACCACCAGCAGCTTTGTACTTCTTGGCCACCAATTGTGCCTTACGTGCGGACCATTGGCCAGCACCGGTACCATGCGTAGCCGCGGCTTTCACCTGCGCCACGATTCGCTTACGCAAACCGGGTTTGGTGTAGTTGCCAGCTTCGTTCACACTGCCGCCCTCGGCGTAGTAGTCAACGTCGTTTGGGTCATCCTTGCGGTGAATGACCTTCTTCTCAGGCATCTTAGAAGGGGCAATAGCCCCCATACCGCGGCTTGCCATCATAGGATTCTTCCTCGGGTTTTACCCTTGGTTGCAATACCGTCGGCACGACGAGAAGCTTTAGACACAGTGACTCTGCCACCGCGCTTGTACTTATCACCCTTGCCGTACTTGCTGGACTCAATATCCTCGTCGGTCTCACGCAGCACGCGTTCAACTTCCTTGAAGCGGTCGTCCTCGTCCACGCGCTCCTTGGCACTCTTGGACAGTTCAACCTTATCGCGGCGGTTAACGGCCTTCTCAGCCAAGTCACCAAGGCCAGACTTATCAACCAGCTTCTTACCGATACCGGTCTTTTCGTCCAATGCTCTACCGGCTTCATATCCACCGGTGAAAGCAAGTTGTGCAGCGCCAGCGCGGTTCACCAAACGGGCACCAGCACGGGAACCAGCTTCACGAACAGCGTCGCGCGCCCCACCTTTGAGGTTGGACTTATCTACGTTCAGGCCCTTGCGGACCTTCTGTACATCTTCGCGACTGCGTTCAATGACGTCGTCATCGCCACCGGGGACTCTGCTCCAACGTGTAGCCATAGTTACACCATCTTTCCGCGAGTTTTGCCTTTGGTGCAGCAACCATCAGCACGGCTAGAGGCAGTGCCACCCTTGGCTTTTTTATCAACGCGAATACCCTCACCCAATTGCTCGGGCATGCCTTTTTTAGAAGGTTTGGGAGTGCGTGGAGCCACTTCCGGGTCCATGGGCGGTTGGCCCATATCTTCTGTGTAGACTTTGTCTTTAGCCATGGTGGCCTCCTAAATTAGCAGGCTTTGCCGCCGTACTTCATGCCTTTGGCTGTACCGCCTTTTTTCATACCCAGAGGCTTGCTGCCAGTCATTTTGACTTGGGTGCCTTTGGTTTTG